TCACTGTCCTCCTTGCGGAGGGCCTTCTTCGGGCTGACGCCCTTCGTTTGATGCCACGTCGGATGTACGAAGCCATTCATTGCAAGTCTAAGTTGCAAAGTGGAACATCAGGCTGCAGTCCCGCTTTTATAGGTGCGCCTTCGCCTACCCCGGCTCCGGCGATCGTCGGTGTTTAAGTTAACTCCGTCCGAAGTGCATATGCAGGTAAACCGGAGTTAGGGTATCTCCGCTCCGAGCTGAGTATAAGGGCTGGCTCTGTCTCTATCGATCTATGGAGTATAATATTAACAACTCCATAGATCCAGTCACATGACGTTTCGTTTTCAAGCAAAATATGGCCTGCTCACCTACGCCCAATGCGGAGACCTGGACCCGTGGGGAGTTTGCGCTCACCTTGCGGAACTTGGACTCGAGTGCATCATTGGCCGAGAAAGTCACAGCGATGGAGGAGTGCACCTTCATGTTTTCTTCCAATCTGAACAAAAATTCACTTCCCGAGACCCCCGAATATTTGATGTGGGAGGCTTCCATCCGAATGTCCTCCCATCTCGCCGAACACCTGAGAAAATGTTCGACTATGCGACAAAGGACGGAGACATCGTTGCCGGGGGGCTCGCCCGCCCGGAACCTAGAGAGGCGATGGGTTCACCTGGTGATAAGTGGGCTTGTATCGCAGCATCAGACAGTGTGGGAGAATTTTGGGAGAATGTTGAGCTGCTGGATCCACGAGCACTGTGCTGCTCATTCAACAGTTTGCGGGCATACGCTGATTGGAGATTCCGAGAGGTGCGTGATGCCTACGTGCACCCTGACGAGATTCTATTCGATCCAACAAGAGTGGAGTTACTCGATCTGTGGGTACGAGGCAACATTGGACGAACTTTGATAGGTGCGTCGTGCCCGACACAAGAGGCCCCTTCCCTAGAGATCCTCCCTCCCTTCGGGGGGCCCCTCCTACCTAGGGCCCCTTCCCTCTTGCTTAAGGGCGGCTTTACCGGAAGGATACTAACCCTGCGGGGCTTAGGTGCAAGGCAGACTAGTTTGATACTTTGGGGGCCCACTCGACTTGGGAAGACACTGTGGGCCCGTTCATTAGGCAACCATGCCTACTTTGGAGGACTTTTTGCTATGGATGAGCCACTGGAAGGCGTCGACTATGCCGTGTTCGACGATATTCAGGGTGGCTTTGAGTTTTTTCACTCTTACAAGATGTGGTTAGGCTGTCAGAAGCAATTCTACATCACGGACAAGTACAAAGGCAAGAAACTGGTGGAGTGGGGACGCCCATGTATTTTCATTTGTAATGAATACCCCTTGGTGGGGAAAGTGGATATTCCCTGGTTAGAGGGAAACTGTGAGATACACGAAGTGACCCAATCACTTCTCATGCCAATAGAGAGTTGACTCAGTGTACCAACTAGCCTGTGCCACGTTGGTTGAAGGGCCTTCACCGCGAATAAAATCAACAACATAGTAATCTCCCATGCCCTGTCGACCTGGGGCTGAAACAACACCAGTACTCTCTCCAGCGCCTGCCTCGTCATCATCGTACACGAGATTGTGACCCATTTTATGCCAGCGCGGAAAGCTCCGGCTGACACCATTGCCATTTCCGGCACACACATTGATAGTTTTGTCGTACTTGATGGAGACACGACGCGTGTCGATGGGGGCGTTCATGACATCCAACCAGTCCTGAGAGGGGGCGCCGCGGAAGATGAGGGCGCATATATTAGCGTCGATGGTGGAACCAGTGACAGAATTGACAACGCGGACGTATCCACTTGCCAACTCATTGTACAACAGACCACCTGGCACACTCAGATTGGGGATGGTGAGACCTTTTAGCGTAAAACAAACACGACGCCAACGCCAGGGAGTGCCGTCATAGGTCACCATATTTATCTTCTCCTTCAGGCCAACCATGTAGCATGTGGTGGCAGTGCGAGTGGCCTCTTCAGCGGGGGCACCGAACTGGGTGCCTGATCCTTTGGTCAGGTCGCGTGCAGTAGCGATCCAGGGGATGAGGTAGAGGGTATTGGCAACGAGGTAGGCGGGGCCGGCATTGTAAGTGGTGCTACCGACGGGGGTTGCCACGGTTGTGTTGCTGTACGACAACATCGTGTCGCGCTTTTTCTTGCTTGCCCAATTGAGGACGCGTCTTTTGGTCATGACTCGACGGCGGGGACGATAAGTGGGGCGGCGGGGAGTCTTCCATTTCACTGTCCTCCTTGCGGAGGGCCTTCTTCGGGCTGACGCCCTTCGTTTGATGCCACGTCGGATGTACGAAGCCATTCATTGCAAGTCTA